TTGTTCCATAGTTTCCATTTGCCCAATAAGAGCGCCCAGTTGCAGAATCCCGTCTTTATCTAGATCATCAGGAACATCTAGATGTATACGGAAATCAACAGGAGTGGTTTGTAGATGGGTAGCGGGAATACCTAGTTCATTAAGTTTTTCAACAACAGCGGGTATAAAAGCTGCTTGTATGAAGTTAACACGGTAAGATAGTATCATAACAAAAGATTTTGGTGAACCTCTGTATACGTAGGAATAATAACTATCTCATTAGGATTGGGAAGAACTACTCTATCCCATGGTTATCTAACTCCTAATTCGACAGCCCGCATATACAGAACGCACGGTTTATACGCCTTAATCACCCATATATATAAAGAGCTATACACACCCATACATCCAGGAGCTATATCTCCAACTGCCACTTCGATTGTGGTTCATCCCTATACGTCTATAAGGACTACTTTTAGCATTTCTGTATAGATGTGTATAGCTATCTACTGTCGCGGGGTCCTTCCCCACTTCTTCCCACTTTTCTACACCCTATGAAATACCACGTTGGATGTCTCTCCTTAACTAACTCATTCACACTCAACAAGTTAGGACGCATTCGTAGGTGTTTGTGGGCATATATGGAGAATAGAAACGGGGTGTAACCCCCGTCTCTTACGCTTCAACTTCTACAGAAGCTTCAACAGCAGCAAACGCTTTGTTAAGGTCAACGTTAGCCCACTTGCGTGTTAGTGTTACGCGCTCACCATCAATGGTTACCACGACATTCTCAAGTTCACCCTTACCATCAGCCCATCCAATGTAGTCACCTACATTAAGCGCGCTAATATACTCCTGCGCAGCTTCAGTAAGTTCTGCATCGTGCAGCTGTGTCTCCACCATTCTTGGTAAGCTACTAATCTGGAAACGCTTACCGTCTAGTTTGGTTACACCAGCAAAGCGACCTTCCTTGACAACCTGTGGTTTCTTGTCACTTACAAGCAGACCACCATTCTCAAATTTGCGTATTAAATACATAGATATTGTGACGGGGGGTTTTATCCCGTCAGAGATTAGAGGGGGAGCTGTTATGTAGGAGTCCCGACAACCTAATCCACGGACTACTTTTTCCAACCAAGGGTGGGGGGATATTAACAGGGTGTGGATAACTAGGGGTTGTTATATGGTTTGGAAAATATATAGTTTTGTGGTATATTATAGTGTACCCATCTGTAGACGCAGATGATCCTGTTCGATGGTCCAAAGATAGTTAGAATGGTAGACGTTGGGTTATGGGAGTAGCGCACAAGACGTGAAACTGGTTTTCTCCAATAGGTACGAAAACGGTAGTTCTTTAAAATAGTTTTGTAGGTGGAAACATTACACATAGGGTATGTGTTCCGAGGTCACGGAGATTTTAGTTTCCACGTGGGTGTAGGCATTATGCTAACGTACAGTACAAAACTGTTTGAACTATTAAATTATGTATAAGTGGAATAACATTCCGCACGGGGATTTCTATATCTAATACACAAGGTGGGGATAACTAATATTGTAAAACAAAATGTAAAAACTAAATTTGTATAGTTTAAACATTTTAAGTATATTATTAGTGTAAACCAACCTATTAGAATATGAAACCCACTATTGTACAAAACGAGGGACAACTTTCTCATTACATCCAGATAGAAAATAAGTATGGGCAACAAGTGTACGTTCCTGTCATTGATGTCAGGGATGGTATGGCTGAGCGTGCTTTAGCTGAGCAGGTTATAAAAGCTCAGAATCGTAGTAAGTATATGAACTACAATCAGTACCACATTTCCCCTAAACAACCTAAAACTGTATAAGCTTATGTTACACAAGTGTAATGTGCATTGTCATGCGCTCAATCCTACAGACAGTGATATTCTAGGTATAGAAGATAGCGGTAAGTGGTTATCCTTTTCTTTTTTAGTAGACACTGTAGTTGCTATTAAACAAGCCACCGATGATGAGGACGAGGCTACATTTAATTGTACAACAGTATTTACAGCAGGTGGGGAAACCTATACGATCGACACCCCGTTTTACACCTTTCAATCTATTTGGGAGAAATATTTAGAAGAAGACGAAAAACAGGAGGATGATTCATCTCCTATGTCATTATAAACCAAAAACAAAAACCATGTCAGAAACAACACAAGAACAAAAAGTTCCAACAACAGAAGAGTTTATTGCTCATATTAACGAGCAAATCTCTATTGCGGAAGTAAGAGCTAAACTACAAGCTCTTAATACACAGATTGCTAAGGATAGAGCAGAAGAGCTGAACGCATTAATGTTTATTGCTCAAGTGACTAATCCTAAAGCTGGTGAAGAGCAAGCAGATGATGAAGAACCATCTGAAGATGTATTGCCTAAGAGAAAGCTTAAAAAAGACTAATCTATGGCTATTGTCAACCAAGTAGAAAAACGGGTGAAGCTTTCGCTTAGCCAGATAGTTGAGTATCAGCTGTTGACACATTGTTTTCTTTCTAACATCACACTTAGTATTGCAGATTTAAAGTGCTTAACTATGCTTGCTTTAGATAAGGAGCAGGAGTTAAACACTTTCTGCAACAAGGTGCATCAGAGTGGGATTTTTAAAAGTGCACAATCGGTGAGGAATGCTATCATAAAAGCAGAAAGAAACAATCTTATTGTAAAAGAAGGGAAGAGTAAGAAGAAGATTTATATCAATCCAGATCTTCGTGTACAAGTGGAAGGGAATGTATTCTTAGACTATAAATTTTTAAGCGTTGCACCCCAACAAACTTCGTAATCTTCTTCCCTCCTTTGCAATGGAAATGGGACGTTCTGTAGAAGAAGTGGAAGCTGTGACAAGTTATTATTACAAATCACTGCGTTCTAAACTGTCTTCTTTAGAAAGTACAATGGTGCATGTACATAATCTAGGTAATTTCTACGTAAAAGAAAAAGCTCTAGATAAGAGTATAGACATCACTGGGAAATTTCTATCTAGACTTAGTACAGCTGATTTCACTGAATATGGAATGCGTAAACAGATGAAAATAAACTATGACTTAATGAAAGCTTTGAAAGAAAAGCTAAACGATGAAAGAAGTCGTAGACGTGATGTAATCAATAAACGTTTTAACAATGAATCTAAAGAAAAACGTGATTCAAATATGGAAGAGTAAGGGTCAGATTATTGAAGGATTGATGAACAACATCTTTAAGAAAGAAGATGTAGAAGAGATTGCTCAACATAGAATGAGCATTTGTAAAGAGTGTACATTATATGATGTAGATGGTAAGGGATGTGCTGTACCGGGTACACAGCCTTGTTGTAATGAAGGTATGGGAGGATGTGGATGTTCTCTATCCTTAAAGACAAGAGCTCTTTCTTCCGAGTGTCCTTTAGGATATTGGAAAGCTGTGCTTTCTGAAGAGGAAGAAGATAAGCTAAATGAAAAATTAGGATTATGAGTTTGATATTTAAACCAGAAAAGCACGAGTATATATCACTAGATGGTGAGAGCATAGATTGGAAAAGTGTCACTAGTTTTATTTCCAACTTCAAACAACCGTTTGATGCTGATACAATAGCTGCTAAGTCTAGTAAGAACAAGAAGAGTAAGTGGTATGGGATGAGTGCTGAGGATATTAAAGCAGCATGGAAATCTGAAGCAAAGCGAGCCACTGATCTTGGTACATGGTATCACAACTGTAGAGAAGCTGATCTTTGTAACTTACAAACAATAGAACGAGAGGGAATTACAGTGCCAGTTTTTAAACCTATAGAAGTGGATGGGGTTAAACACGCTCCTAAACAAAAACTTGAAGAAGGTATTTATCCAGAGCACTTGGTCTATCTGAAATCAGTGGGACTATGTGGTCAATCAGATCTTGTAGAAGTAGTTAATGGTAAAGTGAATATTACAGACTACAAAACAAACAAAGAGATTAAGACAGCAAGCTTTGTAAACTGGGAAGGAATATCTCAGAAGATGGAACCTCCAGTAGCTCATCTAGATGATTGTAATTTTAATCACTACGCTTTACAGCTTAGTCTTTATATGTACATTATTCTAAAGCATAATCCAAAACTTAAACCTGGAACACTCACTCTGCATCATATTATTTTTGAAGAAGCAGGTAGAGATAAGTTTGATAATCCTATAACAGCACTAGATACAAACGGAGATCCTATTGTTTTAGATGTTGTTCAGTATGATGTTCCTTATTTAAAAGCAGAAATAGTAGAACTAATAAAATGGAAAACCAACAACCCGTAATCTATAAGCTAAACGATCTTATAGATCTTTATTTAGCTGGTAAGCTCCCAGAAGGAGAGAAGATTTTTAAGTATGAAGCAGCATTTGGTCTTAACAAATGGATACATCTTGATGAGCTTAGAATACAAGCTAACTTTAAAGCTTATTATCCAACTGGTCAAAAGTATGTAGAAGGATTTAAGGGAATTAAAACCACTGTAGATGATGGGAAACCTAAATCATAATATAGACAATATAAAGTGTCTTATAAGACTTTCTCATTTTACAAAACGAGAAGAAGATGCAAACGAGTTTCATAATGCCTATCTATTTGGAGTGCAATCTATAAGCGGTAAGATTCTCACCTTCCATGTTATGACAGACTACGGAATGCTTAGAAGTAGAGTGCCTATTGATCAGATATTTTTAAAGCATCCTACAGCAGATATTCCGGCTCATTTTAAGCAACTTTGGGATTGTTTTAGTGAAAATGTATCTGTTATTACATATGACTATTTATATGAAAAAAGATGTCAGGTTGTTTTACGTGATGGATCTAAAGTGTGGGCAACCTATCTATTTACAGTAGACTGGTATAAGAATAGTTATTCAGATGAACCATCCGATTATAAATGTGGACATGTTTTAGTGGCAGATGATGGATATCTTCTTTGTCAACCAAATAACCGCATTTATTGGAAAGATTCTAACTGGATTACAAAAGACTTTCCTATAAATCCAAAGGATATAAAAGTGGATGATAGCTTATTATCAGTAGAAACGATATCTGATAGATGGATTAGTGAAGATGGAGACTCGTATTACTACGATATAAAAAAGATACAAGATGATAAGACTATTTGATATACAAAATGGACAGGTGATTCCCTCTGAGCATTGCTATACGCTAGCATTCTTGAAGGATATAATGGATAACTTTCCTGACGATTACAAAAAGATATACACGTATCTTTTTTACATGACTTGTCCTAACCCAGATCTTAATCCTTTCTTTCATTTTCCAGATGAGGAAAAAGAAGAAGTGGTACTTCAAGAAATTGGAGCAGAGTTTTCTACAGATGAAGATATGATAGTGAGGGCGCTTAAAATGTGTGATAGAATGTATCAAACAGAAACATCTAGAGCATATTACGGAATTAAAAAAGCATTAGATAACATTGCTAGATATATGTCCACTACACAGATTACAGATGGTAGAGACGGAAATATTGCGCAGATAGGACGTATAGCAAAAGATTTTGATGCTATTAGACAAAGCTATAAAGGAGTGTATAAAGACCTTATGGAAGAACAACAATCCACTGTACGTGGAGGTCAAAACTTAGCATATGACCAATAAGCTTTTGATTGATACGTTTGTTATAGGAGTATTTTTTCTATCGATAGCTTTTGTTATAACGTTGGTGTTAGAACTAATATCAAGGTTGAAAAGAAAAAAGAAATAGATGTGTTAAACTTAAGTGTGTACAAGACAGTTCCTACATGGAACAATGGTGTATGGGAAACTACAGAGTTTGCTTCTAGAGAAGACTGGAAAGAATTTGTGCGTTCTGTATTTTTAGAGCAAGGTCCTGATGTAGGGTATAAGTTTGATGAAACATCTTTTCTTTTTAACGAGCAAGCTAGAAAGTTTCAAAAGGATGGGTATTACTGCGTAGCTCCTGTAAGAACTAAAGACTATATAAACTACTGGGATGATCAAAAGAATAAGTGTCGTAATGGAGTGATTTATATAAACAATGGTAAACAGTGGTATCTTAGTAGAGACTATTATATGTGGTTGAACTTTCTTCCCATCTATGATAAGGAAGAATCCAGGTTTGACTTTGCTAAGGTGAGAGATGCACAGTATCACATGGCTCTTTATGAGTGCTTAGCAGAACTAGAATATAAGCATTGTCCAATTCTAAAAAAACGTCAGATAGCGTCTTCTTATTTCCATGCTGGTAAGCTTATAAATATGTACTGGTTTGAACAAGGAGCAATTCTTAAAATGGGTGCTAGTCTTAAAGACTACATTTCAGAAAAGGGTACATGGAGAATGCTTAATGAGTATAAAAACTTTTTGAATGAGCACACTGCATGGTATCGTCCTAACGATCCAGATAAGGTGTTAGCATGGCAGCAGCGTATTAAGGTGAGGTTGAATGGTAGGGATACGTTCAAAGGATTATTCTCAGTGTTGCAAGGAACATCGTTTGAAAAAGATGCAACAGCTGGTGTCGGTGGTCCCGTCACCTACTTCTTTCATGAGGAGGCTGGAATCGCCCCTAAGATGGATGAGACATACGAGTATATGCGTCCTGCTATGCAATCAGGTATGATTACAACGGGTACATTTATTGCTGCAGGATCTGTGGGTGATTTGGATCAATGCGATCCACTAAAGAGTTTTATTCTAAAACCCGAAACATACGACATGCTTTCAGTGACAACATCGTTACTGGATGCTAAAGGTACAATAGGAAAGAGCGGACTATTTATTCCAGAGCAGTGGAGTATGCCTCCTTATATTGATGAGTATGGAAATTCTAAAGTGCAGGAAGCTTTAGAAGCTATCAAAAAAGAACGTGAAAAGTGGAAGAAAGAGCTGAGTCCAGAACAATATCAACTACGTATATCACAGAAACCTACTAATATTGAAGAAGCATTTGCATTTAGAAAAGAGTCTAAGTTTCCTCAACATCTTGTGTCTAAACAAATGCAGCGTGTAGAGGATAAAGAATATCCTTATGAGCTGTTAGATCTTTACAAAAACGAACAGGGTAAGATTATTGCACAAGAGTCTAGAAAGCTTCCCATTTCCGAGTTTCCTATTTCTAAGACAGCAGAAGATAAAGAAGGATGTATTGTTGTTTGGGAAAAACCCGTTTCTAATCCTGGGTTTGGAATGTATTATGCATCTATTGACCCTGTAGGGGAAGGTAAGACAACCACCTCAGATTCATTATGTTCCATCTTCATCTACAAAACTAAGGTGGAGGTGACAAAGGATGACGGATATGGAGACCGTAAAACATATGTAGAACATGATAAGATTGTAGCTAGCTGGTGTGGGAGGTTTGATGACATTAACAAAACACATGAGCGTTTAGAGCTAATGATTGAATGGTATAATGCCTGGACTGTGGTGGAAAATAACATCTCACTATTCATCCAGTATATGATTTCTAGAAAGAAACAGCGCTATTTAGTACCAAAAGACCAGATCTTATTCCTTAAAGATTTAGGATCTAATGCCACTGTATATCAAACATACGGATGGAAAAACACTGGTACACTCTTTAAGCAACACCTCTTATCCTATGGTATTCAGTACCTTACAGAAGAAATAGACGAGGAGATAAATGAAAAAGGAGAGACAACAAAGGTGATGTTTGGGGTGGAACGTATCCCAGATCCTATGCTTTTAAAGGAAATGCAAGCATACCATGAAGGTTTAAACGTAGACCGTTTAGTGGCATTCTGTGCACTTATAGCGTTTGCAAAAGTGCAGGAGTCAAACAGAGGGGTGCATAAGCGGTTAGAAGCTAACTCAGATTTGGAAAAGTCAGAAAAAAGTTATAAATTAAAATTGAACCCTTTTAGACATATGGGAGGTTTAAAATCAAAGAGTTCTGGTATGTCTAAACCCCGTTCACCCTTTAAAAACTTAAAGTGATGTACGTGTTTGAAACTACCGTTACAATACCAAGTGTATACACTTATTCTTCAACTACAATGGCAGTAGAATACTCCATAAGTAACTCATAACCATGCAGATATTAAATGCGTTAGACCTAAAATCAGGTAAAAAAGCTGAATATAATAAGCTGGGAACACTCACCCAGCCTATTCAGTTTTTACCTATGGCTGCTAAAGATGAGCAGTGGAGAGCTAGTAATATGGACTGGTTAGAGTGGCAGGGTATCAAACAAATCCGTCGTAACTCTCGTCGTTTACTAAAGAACTACAAACTTGCTAAGGGTATTATTGACCGTACAGACTACATTGTAGAAGATGATAATGAGTATTCAGATATTATTGAAACTCTTACAAAAGAAGATCAATCAGCTTTAGAACTAAAGTTCTACCCCATCATTCCAAACGTTATTAATTTGATGGTGGGTGAGTTTGCAAAAAGATCTTCTAAGATTATGTTTAGGGCTGTTGATGACTTCTCTTATAATGAGATGTTAGAGCAAAAGCGTATGATGATTGAGAACGCTTTGCTTGCGGAAGCTCAGCAGAAAATGATGGTGCGTATGATTGAGATGGGAGCAGATCCTGAGTCTGAAGAAGCTCAACAAGCACTTAATCCCGATAATCTTAAATCACTTCCGGAAATCGAAGGGTTCTTTAAAAAGGACTATCGTTCCATGGTTGAGGAATGGGCAATGCATCAAACGCATGTTGATGAAGAGCGCTTTAAGATGTTTGAACTTGAAAACATGGCGTTCCGTGATATGCTCATTACAGACCGTGAGTTCTGGCATTTCCGTATGATGGAAGATGATTATGAAGTGGAGCTTTGGAACCCTGTACTAACATTCTACCACAAGAGCCCTGACGCACGTTATGTGTCTCAGGGTAATTGGGTAGGAAAGTTTGACATTCTCACTGTTTCTGATGTTATTGATAAGTATGGATACTTAATGACGCAGGAGCAAATGGAAACCTTAGAAGCTATCTATCCTATTCGTTCTGCTGGACTTCCCCTTGGTGGTTTACAGAATGATGGATCTTTTTATGATGCTAGTAGATCTCATGCGTGGAATGTTGAAGGACCATCCTTAGCAATGCGTCAGTATCTTTCTACATATGAGAATATGCCATATAACGGAGATATTGTTCAATGGATCTTATCAGAAGGTGAAGACTTCTTTGATTATGGTCAAAACTTTATGCTTCGTGTAGCAAGTATTTATTGGAAAAGTCAGCGTAAGGTAGGACATCTTACAAAAATCACTGAGGAAGGAGAGATTATTCAGGATATTGTAGATGAAACGTTTAAGATTGTAGAAAAACCTATTTATAATACACGTTTAAGTGTTAAGAAAACTAAGGAAAACTTAATCTTTGGTGAACATATTGACTGGATTTGGATCAATGAGGTTTGGGGTGGTGTAAAGATTGGACCTAATCGTCCTACCTTCTGGGGTATGAATAATCCTACAGGATTTAGTCCTATCTACCTTAACATCAAAAAGGTTCCATTCCAGTTTAAAGGGGATGCTTCTTTATATGGGTGTAAACTACCTGTAGAAGGAGCTGTGTTCTCTGATCGCAATACGCGATCCGTATCATTGGTAGATCTTATGAAGCCCTACCAGATCGGATACAATATTGTGAACAATCAGATAGCAGATATACTAGTCGATGAGTTGGGAACCGTAATCCTTCTAGACCAGAATGCTCTACCTCGTCACTCTATGGGAGAAGACTGGGGACGAAATAATCTGGCAAAGGCTTACGTTGCTATGAAGAACTTCCAGATGTTAGCATTAGATACGTCTATCACTAACACTGAGAATGCTCTTAACTTCCAGCACTATCAGGTGCTAAATCTTGAGCAAACACAGCGTTTGCTTTCTAGGATTAATCTTGCAAACTATTTTAAAGTGCAAGCGTTTGAATCCATCGGTATTTCTGCTCAGCGTATGGGTACACCTATAGGACAGGAAACCGCTACTGGAATACAGCAATCTGTAGCTGCGTCTTATGCTCAAACAGAGCAGTATTTTACACAGCACTCAGACTATCTGATGCCTCGTGTACATCAGATGCGTACAGATCTTGCTCAATATTATCAGTCTAAACAACCTTCTTTACGTTTGCAGTATCTCACTACAGCTGAAGATAAGGTTAACTTCCAGAT